CACATTATGGTCCGAGTGTTGAGATTCGAACTCAAGGCCTCTTGAACCCCATTCACTCTGTACCCGTTGCGGCGCAACGGGTACGAGGATTTACACTGTAGCGGACTGGTAATAGCTCGTAGGTTTAGAGGGCATCTGTGATGCGCCGAAGGTCGGCAATGCTCACGTCCTGGTAGTGTCTCAGCATCTCCGTGGATGTGTGGCCGATCAGCTCGAGCTTGTCCTTGTCCGGCGCCTGCACAGCTTTTAGCAGCGTTGCAAAGGTGTGGCGGCAGCTGTGCGGGGTATATCGCCGGCGGCTGACGCCGTTGATCGTCTCCGTAGGATTATCTATGCCGGCGGCATCCAGGGCGGCGTAAAACGCGGCACGGTATGATCGCAATGGCATGCGCTGTCCCTCCTTGCCGCAGAATACGGGGCCGGAAGTCTTGCCGTCGGTCAGTCGGTCGATGATCGGTTGGATTTTTGGAGATACCGTCACCACGCGGTCGCGGCCGGCGTCCGTCTTGGCACCGCCAACAAACGCCCGCTCGGCGCGATCGTAGTGCGCTGCATCGAGATCCAGCAGCTCCGAGGGGCGGAAGCCGAGGTAACACTGCGCCACGATATAATCCGCATATGGCACGGATCCGATCAGGCCGTGCAGCCGCTCCACCGCTTCCAGCGGCAGGCCGCGCCGATCTCCGCCACCGTTGCCGCCCACAATCAGATACTGCCCGAGGTTGAGATCAGCCAGCCGGCGCGGGATGGCGTACTTATAGAGCAACCCCGCGAGGGCTTTCATATTCTCTCGCGTTCGCTTCCCGGCGGGACATTCGTCCACACACTCCTGCAGGTCGTCCAGCTCGATCTCCGATAGCTGCACGCCCCAGAGCGGCCGGAAGTGCTTGATCGCCGCCTTATAGTTGCCCATCGTGGATGCGCCGGCGCGGTGCGTTGGCTCCCATCGATCGTACAGCTCGCGCAGCGTGATCTCCTTGCTGCGCTGCCCGGCGGGGGCGGCAGTCAGCTGCGGAAGGTATTCGAGCGCTTCGCGCTTGGTCTTAAACCCGGATTTGGATCGCGTTTTGCGCCGCAGCTTGCCGTCCTCGACGTACCACCCCACCACGCGGACGGCCATCCATGAGCCGTTGGACGCCTTGTATACGCTGCCCGTCCCGTTGCCGCGGGATCTGGGCTTGCGGGAGACATCCTGCCTGGCACCGCAGGCCGGGCAAAATTTTGCACCCGGCGGAAGATCCGCGCGGCACTTGCGGCATCTGCTCGGCATATTGTCCATGTCAACCCTCCGTCCTTAATTCACAGCGGGCCGACCTCACGGACGGCCCGCTGTGAATTACTGTGCGGCATTTGCTTTGGCGGCTCGCCGCGCTGCAAGTTCAGCCTCTCGCTGCCTGAGCAGCTCGTCCACACACAAATCAAATAGTTTTTTGGTGCACTCTACGTCGCCGGGCGCACGGTGCGACTGAGGGCCATCAGACAACCCAAAGCGGTCAATTAGCGTCGCGAGCTTGTAATTAGGCAGACCGGGGAACGCCCGACGAGACATCCACAGCGTATCGATCATGACAAAGTTGCCGCGCATGCCCGCCGCCGTCAACTCAGCGGACAGGAAATTCCCGTCGAAGGATGCATTGTGCGCGACAAGCGGAAGATCTCCAATAAAGCTAAGGATGTAGGGAAGATGTTCTTCAATGCGCGGTGCACTGGCCAAATCCGCGTCGGTAAGTCCGGTGATGCTCTGGATCCGCCCATCCAACGGGCGGCCGGGGTTAAAAAGGGACGAGTACCGGGTAATGTTGCCGTCTTTGTCGCAGCGTAGCAATGCAAGTTCGATGATCTTGTCGTTTCGGGCGCTCAGGCCGGTTGTCTCCGTGTCGAAAATGATATAGCCGCCCTGCTTGAGTTCCTGCAGGCGTTTCTTGCTTTTAGGCCGCTCTGCGGTATACATCGGCGTGTATTCTACCGTCGGCAGTGCGCTGTTATGGCGTGATGGCCTGCTCTGCGTTAGCGGTGTGGAGCGTTTGGGCGGCGACGTGGGCGTACCCTTGTTGTTGTTCTTCCCGCCAAAGACCTTCGCCAGAATTATTAGAACCAGAATAATAGTTGCTATGACCTTCACGGCGCACCTCCCTGTGCCCGATCTGGGCACAATCGTATATGCCGGATTAGCCCCTCGGCTGGGCGCTGGATAATATTACCGCTGGCAATGATGCCAGATGCGGACTATAATGATACGCGGATCCAATAACATAGGGGCCCCGGACAGGAGTCTCCAATGTCTGACGCATTGGTAATCGCAATGGAGTTATTCGCGCAGTTGTCACCGGCGGATCAGCGGGCAATCATTGCTCTCGCTGCCGCTTTAGCATCTCAGCAATGATCTTATTTTGATTTTCCGGCGTTAGGTTCCCAAAGATTCGTGCGAATTCTTCGCTCAAGCCGCTGCCCTCCGGGGCGGCGGCTTTTGCGTTTCCCTCCTCGCCGAGCAGGTCGCTGACGGTGCAGCCGAGGTACTGCGCCAGCATCTGGACTTTGGCCACGGAGGGAGTCTGGCCCTTATTTATGTCGGTGATAAAGCTCGTCCCCACGCCGCTCTCTCTACAAGCCACCGTGGGCTTCTTGCCCATCAGGGCGCAGTATCTCTTGATATTTTGTACAAAAAGATCTCTATCCATGGTGACCTCATACTATATTGCAAATTGTGCAAGACTACAAACAATGAGTAATTACCTAAAATCTATTGACAATGAGTAATTACCCATTTATTATAATCTTACCAACGTCAAGTTAGTTAAGCGCTTACCCTTCGCCGCGCTGGAGCTGCAGCAGGTATGCGATGGCCTTACTCTGGTCGGCCGGGGACAGCGCCGCGAAGATCCGGACGAACTCCGCGACAAAAGGATCCTCCGGAGCGGGACTGTTTAACTCGGGGCTGTCCACGCGGCCGAGCAGGTAGTCGACGGAACAGCCGAGCTGGTCGGCGATCTTTGCCAAGTTATCCGCCTTGGGCATAGATGTGCGCATCATGGTCATCATGTTGCTCCCGAGACCGGCATCCGCCAGCACCTGCTTGGCGGTTATGCCGCGCATCTTGGCCATCTCTTTAATGCGTACCGCGACGTCCGCAGAATTGTACAAGGCAAACACCTCATTTTTGTATAAAATGCAAAATCTCAAAAAATAGCGATAATCCTATTGACTATCTCAAAGATTTGAGATATAATCTAACCATGGTAAGGATCTTACCAAGATAATAACACAAAGGAGGAGATTTTGCAATGAGCCGGAAAAAGAAAAACGGTAAGCAGAGCGACCTACTCGTAATAGCAGCTCTACTTACCGTGATCCTCGACCTGATCAGGGCGATCATTGATATGATCGACAGACTGACCGGGTAAGGGCGAGGGGGAGACCCCTCCCCCTTAGGGTAGAGGATAACCGGCTTGTTGTCAAGATATATCTACAGAAAGGGGCTGAAAATATGAGAATTGCACTGGATTTGCTGAACATCGCGGCGGATCTGCTGCTGATCGTGCTGCTTGTGAGGAGGTGGAAATCATGAAACTGGGCGAGAATGTCCGCGCCCGGCGCACGCAGCTGGGGCTGAGCGGGCAGCAGCTGGCGGAGGCGGTCGGTGTCTCTGAGCCGATGATCTGCCACATCGAAAAGGGGCTCAAAATGCCCAGCGTGGCGGTGTGCGTGGCTCTGGCCCACGCGCTGGATTGTACGCTGGACGAGCTGGTGCTCGGTACCCCGGCCTCGACGTAAATCATAACGCTGGGAGGAGGCAAAATCCATGTCGACTGACAACCGCAACATCTACCAGACCGCCCGGAAAGCGGCCGGTCTGACGCAGGAGGCGGCCGCGGAGCGGCTGGCACTATCGGTAGAGAGCCTGCGGGCCTATGAGACGGGCCAGCGGATCCCCGGCAACGAGATCGTCGCCGCCATGTGTACCGTCTACAACACCCAGTTTCTGGGCGTCCAGCACCTGCAGGCCAGCGCCCACCTGCTGCCCGTCTGCATCCAGGAGGTGCAGCCCGAGCGGCTCGAGGTGGCCACGATCCGGCTCGTCAACCGCATTATTCGGTTTGCGGAACACCACCGCAACGATCAGCTGTTGGCCATCGCCGAGGATGGGCTCATCGACGATACAGAGCGGCCGCAGTTCCTGCAGATCACGGCGGAGCTGGACGAGATCATACAGGCGGCGCTTGCGCTGCGGTATACGGAGGAGGTGTGATGCGTGAGATACAAGACTCTCGAGGATCTGATCGCGAGCGACAAAGCGTTTCTGACGCCAGTGGACGTGCGCGGCGTGCTCGGGTGCAGCGATCAGCAGGTGCGCATCTGCGCCCGCGAGGCGCCGGAGCTGCTGGGATTCCCGATCGTCATCATGGGCAGCCGCGTCAAAATCCCGCGCATCCCATTCCTTCGCTTTTGCGGGGTGGACGTCCGTGCGTGATCTATGCTGGCTCTGCGCGGACTGGTATCACTGCCGCGGGGACTGCGCGCGGTACATGGCCGAGACGGCCGCCGACCGCAACGCCGTCAAGGGCAGAATCGCCGCGCTGGGCGACAAAAAGAGCCGCCCGAAGGCGGCTGAACAAAAGGAGGACAAGTATGGACACAAGATGGAGGATGTGGAGCCTGTCACGCAGTGACGGGCGGCCGCGAGAGGGCGAGCTGTGCGTGGTGCGCAAGGTGTCGAGACAGACTGGCACCCCGGTGTATTCCGTGGGCTATCTCAGACGGGATCCGCGGGATCCCACGTCGCGCAAGCGCTGGTGGTACCGCGACGGCTGCGCGTACGCAGAGGACCCCGCTCGATGGGGCGGACTCTGGCATAAGATCGTTTGGACGGTCATCTCGCCGCCTGCGGAGGGAGGTGAGGTGGATGGATAACTGGATCATGCTGGCTCTGGCAGCCTGCGGCGCGACGACGATCATGCGCGCAATCTGCCGTCTGGACAACCCGGACAAAAAGAGACCGCTCTCGGCTGGCACCCGAGAGCGGCGGAGGATGGACACACGTCCGATCCATTGACTTGGACACCCTTAGTGTATCAGACTTCACAGTTATTCGCAAGGGGGCGATAGAAAAAATGTTAGATATTTTGGTCTGCAGGGCCGAAATCGCGATGGAATACGGCATCGACGCCGCCGTCCTCCTGCACAATATGGTCTACTGGGTGCAGAAAAATGCCGCCGAGGGGCGGCACATGCACTCGGGGCGCTACTGGACGTATAACAGCGTCGCCGGTCTGCACGAGCTCTTCCCGGTGTGGACGCGGGCGAAGCTCCGGCGGCTGCTCCAGAAGTGCGAGGAGGACGGCCTGCTGCTGGTCGGCAACTACAGCGACGATCCGCTCGACCGGACAAAATGGTACTCCCCGTCGGACAAGATTTTGTGCTACTACACGGGCGCTCCGTCGATTTGTCAAAATCAGCAAATGCATTTGCCGGAATCAGCACTTGCATGCGCCGAAAATAGCAAATGTTATAATGTACAAAGCTTACCAAAGGTTACACCCCCCTATAGTCCCCCCGAGGGAGACAAGCGTAAGCGAAAACGCAAAGAGCCAAAGGCGGAGCCGGACTGGAAGCCGGAACGCTTTGCCAGGCTCTGGGCCCTCTACCCCTGCGGCAAGTCCAAACAGGCGGCAATCGCCGCGTGGGACTCGCTCCGAGCAGACGATGACCTGCTGGAGGCGATGGGACATGCCCTCGTTAAGCAGATGGGCTCGGATGAGTGGCAGCGCGGCGTTGGCATCCCGTACCTGTCAACGTGGCTCAACCAGCGGCGCTGGGAGGATGAGGACCGCGCCCCGCAGCGCCCGCCTGACGGGGGCGGGGGAGAGGAGGAGTACGGATGGCAGACCTGATCGCGGCCCCTGTGGGACGGCTGGAGGCGGAAAACGCCGTGCTTGGCGCACTGCTCCTCGATGAGCGGCTCGCGGCGTCGATTCTCGCAGCCGTCGACCCCGCGGACATCGCGGATCCTGCCAACAGGAGGATCTTCCAGGCGGCGCGGGCGCTGCTGCGGGACGGCTTGCCCGTCGACCCCGTGACAATCCGCGGCAAGCTCGGCAAGGACAGCGAGGCGCGCCTTGTGCAGCTCCTCGAGGTAACTCCAACAGCCGCCAACTGGCGCGAGTACGCCGATATCATGCACGAGCAGGCGGCGCTCTCTCGGATCCGGGACATTGCGCAGGAGTTGGCGGACGCCCAGACGGTGGATGACTGCCGCGGGCGGATCGCATCCCTCGGCGAGATCCTCGCCGGCGGTGAGGGCGTAGACGCGTGGACGATGGCCGACGCGTACCGATACTTTATGGCCGCACAGTCCGACGAGCACAAGCGGGAGTATATCAGCTACGGCATGCGCGAGATCGACGAGGGCACATACACCGAGCCGGGCGACGTCGTCGTGATCGGCGGCGAGCCCTCCAGCGGCAAGACAGCCTTTGCGCTCAAGTTGGCCTATCACATGGCGCAGCGGCACAACGTGGGCTTTTTTAGCCTCGAGACGGGGCAGGCCAAGCTGACAGACCGGCTGGTCTCCGCAGCCGTCGGAATCGACTTTGACGCCATCAAGCGGCAGACGATGGGGGAGGATGACTGGCTGCGCGTTGCGCAGGACGGCGAGAGTTTCACAAGCCGCAAGCTAACGCTGATCCGCGGCTCTGGCATGGGCGTGACGCAGATCCAGTCCGTGAGCAGGTCGTACGGATTTGACGTGATCTTTGTGGACTACGTGCAGCTGATCACCCCGGAGGGCGACCTCCGCGCCAACCAGACACAGGCCGTCGCCGCCATCTCCCGCGCGCTGCACACGTTCGCGCAGTCCACCGGCACGCTGGTGGTGGAGCTTGCGCAGCTCTCTCGCCCGCAGGATAAGAGCAAGTGGTACGAGCCGGGCATGCGGGATCTCAAGGAGAGCGGCCAGCTTGAGCAGGATGCGGATACGATCATGCTGCTCTACAAGCCCAAGCCGGACGGCGACTTTGATCCGGACAAGACGCGGATTCTCCGGATTGCCAAGCAAAAGGAAGGCCGCCTTGGCAAGTGGCCGCTGCTCTTTGACGGCCGGCACCAGCGCTTCGCGGTGATGGTCAATCCGGACGGCCGCTCCGTGGCCCGGAAGCTCCGCGACATGGGCAAGGCCGCAGCTGCCCGCCGCCCGCGGGCAGGTGATGGACAGATCAAGCTCGAGGAGATCGAGGAGACCGGCGATGAGCCGTTGTAAGGAGGATCTATGCAGATCGGCGACAGCATCAACTTTGTGCCCTTTGTGATGCGCTACAACAAGGGCAACTCGGAGCTCCAGTCCTCGGCCGTGCCCGGCCGGGTGGTATGGATCCATCCGGAGGGCCGCTACGCGGTCGTGGAGCGCACGACAAAATATTATACATACCGGGAGTGCATCCCGGTGAAAAGGAGGACCATTGACGATGAGGACAATCGCAATTATGAACCTGAAAGGCGGGGTAGGAAAAACGGTGTCGGCCCTAAATTTGGCCGACGCCCTCCAGCGCGCCGGAAAGCGGACGCTGCTGGTGGACTGTGACGGGCAGGCCAGCCTGACGCGGTTTTACTTCCCCGACCTCGACCCGGACGGCGTGCCGACGGTGGCGGACGTGCTGGCCGGCACTCACGACCCGTACTGGGAGAATAACACCATCCCCATCAGCGACCGCATCGACCTGCTGCCGGCGTCCAGCGCCTTATACGGGCTGGACGTGGCCGCCATCCGCAGCGGGGGCAAAGGGCTGAGCGCCCTGCGGGACTTCCGCGACGCCGTCGCGGGGGACGGCGAGAGGGACTACATGATCTTCGATTGCCCGCCCGGCTTTACGGCGGCCAGCATTGCCGCCCTGATGGCAGCAGACGAGGTGGTAATTCCGATGCTGGTGGATGGCTTCTCAATTTGGGGTGTGAGCGATATGGCCGCGCAGATCAACGGTATTGCGGCTGTCAATCCGCGCATCCGCGTGGCGGGCGTGCTGATTACCCAGTGGCACAACTCGGAGGTCGTCCGCCAGGGCGAGCAGCTCCTGCGCAGCCTGTCCGTGCCGGTATTCCGGACGGTGATCCGCCGCACGGACAAGGTCCCCGAGTCCACCTTTGATCGGACACCGATTATGGGTTACAGTCCCCGCAGCGCCGCCAGCGCGGACTACTGCAGCTGGGTCTCCGAGTATCTACACGAGGAGGTGCGCAATGGCCGATGCGAGAATCCTGACTGTGAGTATCACTGGCATCCGCTGGATGAGGAGGATGACAATGAGCAATAAGTGGACTTTAGCCGCGAAATGTCCGCACTGCGGTGGCAGTATGACCGTAAGTGTGTTTTACAGTTTCTCACGCGATTACAGAATCGGGCGCGATGGGCAACCGCGAAAGAGATGCAAGAGGTCTTGTGAGGGTTCGATGGATGTCTGCACTGCATCATGCAATGATTGCGGCACCTATTGGGACGGAAATAATACCATTTGGGGCGAAGATGGCGTCTTCGTTCGGGGAGAAGGGATGAGTATATGAAAGGGCTTATCAGGCGAGCGGAAGTGGTCGGAAAAGATCACGTCCGCTTCAGAGAAATGCACGCTACCAAAGGGCAGGAAGCGGAAGCATGGAACAGGAGGGCTGACAATGGCCAAGTTTGATCTGGGTGCGTTTGCACAGACGCTCCAGTCGGTGCCCAATTCGGGCACATCCGGCGCCGAGCGAATCGAGTACATCCCGCTCGCAGAGCTGCACGCCGACGAGCGCAATTTTTACACGCTCTCCGGCGTCGAGGATCTCGCCGCCAACATCCAGCTCTGCGGTCTGATGGATCCGCTCCGCGTCCGCAAGGCGGATGACGGCTATACGATCGTCTCTGGGCACCGGCGCTTCGCGGCGCTGTCCCTGCTGGCCAAGGAGGATAATAAGTTTTCCTCCGCCGCCTGCATCGTGGAGCCTGCCGACGTGCCGCAGGCCCTGCAGGAGCTGCGCCTGATCTACGCCAACAGTGATACGCGCCGGATGTCCGGCGCAGACATCAGCAAGCAGGCCGAGCGCGTCGAGGCTCTGCTGTATCAGCTAAAAAAGGACGGCATGGAGTTTCCCGGCCGCATGCGCGACCACGTCGCCGAGGCCTGCAAGGTCTCCAAGTCCAAGCTCTCCCGGCTGGCCGTCATTCGCGACCGGCTGGCGCCGGATATCCGCAAGGCGTACTGGGAGGGCGGCGAGAAAGGCCGCCTTAACGAGTCGACCGCCTATGAGCTGGCGCGCCTGCCCGTGGACCTGCAGCGGCAGATCGCGGATCGGTACCGCTGCAAAAATGGCGACTCGCCCGGGCTGCGCTGGTTATCCTCGCGAGTCCCGGAGAAGGTCGCCGAGTACACAAAGGGCTTTGGCAAGCTCCGCTGCCCGCAGTCTGGCGAGGGCTGCTCCCATCGTGCGGGGAAGGGGGCGCATATTGTCGCGGCGCTGGTCAAGGATGCCTGGGCGCGGCCGAATTGCAACCGCCTCTGCTGCGCAGATTGCCCGACAATCGCCTCCTGCCGCGATATCTGCCCCAAATGCAAGGATAAGCAGCGGCAGGTCAAGGCCGAAAATAAGGCCGAGAAGCAGCAGGCGAAACTCGATCAGGAAGCGCACGACCGCCCCATCATTGAGCAGATTCAAGAGTTATGGCGGCGCTTCACCGAGCGCAGACAGGCGGTCGGGATCTCTGCCGAGGAGTACTCTAAGCGGCTCGACTGCCCGTATATGGCGAGTATAGTCGAACGGTTCGAGGGCGGCGAGGCGATCACAACCAGTACGCCGCTGCCTTACGGCTATAATTCGTACGCGAGCGACGTTACCTACTGGAGCGCCGCCGCAGATGCCCTTGGCTGCAGCGTGGACTACCTGATGGGGCGCACGGACGACCCACTTCCGCTTGCACGGCCCGTCGCCGGGCAGCAGATGCTCCTCGCCGGATGGATGCCGGGCGGCACCAATCCCGGGCACCCCTGCGAATGCCTTGTGATTATTGATCTGGGCAGCGAGGATTCCCCCGGCAAGTGGGTGAAACAGACGGCGTACTACAAAGCGGGGAATTACTACTTTGGCGCTGTTCGCAGCAGCAAGATTGAGATGCCGATCCTTGCGTGGATGGAGATCCCCGCATGGGAAAGAGGAGATAAACGATGATTAAGTGTAAGATTGCCAACCGGTGCGTCGAGGTGCTTGAGGCCAGCGGATCAACTCAAACGATTGCCGTTGAGGTAGCCGCCCTTGTCGCAAATCTGTATTCCGCGCTTTGCAAGTCGGCTAACGGCCAGGAGCAGTCCAGGCTATTCCGCCTGATGATCAACCACATCATTACGGCTCCCGACTCACCTGTGTGGGAGCCGGACAATAACATCGAGGGGATTTCCCTCTCGCGGCCGATTCGGGGGGCGAGTCCGATGAATAGGATCACGTGGAAACGCCCGAACGGCTCATGGGGCATTAACGGCGTGGACCTCGCCAAGCTCCCGCCCAACGCCTACGGGGCATTGTGGAAGCTCATGCGGCTGGAGGACTTGATGGACGCGCCGGCCACGAAAACTCGGCAGGCCGCCTGCGGCATGTGCTGCGGCCACGCCAACGACGGCACGCGCAGCGAGTGTGCAGACTGCCCAATCATGGTAATGTCTGTGGGCCTGCTCGCGACGGCCGCCGAGCTGGATGCGACGACCAGCTCGTACGAACGGCTTAAGATCGCATGCGAGCGCCGCGGCGCAGAGCTTACCCGCCTGCGCCGCGAAAAGAGGGGAGGGACTGTAGATGCAGGATCCAAATAGCCGAGTAACTCCTGTCATCCTCGCCGCCGCCCTGCGCTGCTCGGCCGCACCTCCTGCGCCCGAGCGCGACTGCGATGGATGCCCGTACTACGTGACAGAGGGCGTGGCGGAAGAACTCGTTGACCAGTTTGGCGATACGTGGACGTACTGCGATGTTGATCGGATGGGCAGAGATGCCGCGGATATGATCGAGAGGATGGCGGGGGTGCTGAATGCCCAGTAGCGATATGCAACGCCCGCGGCTTGCCAACTGTACCAAGGCAGAGCTGATCCAAATTATCAAGCATCTGACAAACGGCGCCGATCAGGATCTCCGGCTCGCCCGCGCGCTGGATTATATCTGGTATCAGCGGACGGATCAACGCATGGATCGCGCCGACGCGCTGGCCAAGCGGGCAGACGAGGCGCGCCGCCGCTATATCGCCCTCCTCGCGCCGTATGAGGGCAAGCGGCTGATGGACATTCCCACCTCCGTCCTCGATCGCGCGCAGCGGCTGCTCGATGAGGCGCGGAAGGCAGACAAGGAGTGGGCGAGATTGATGGGAGAGGAGGGTCAAAGATGACTCAGAAAAGATTTGGGCGGCTCTTGATGGGCCGACACGGCATGTCTCGCAATGACGCGGCAGTTGTCTCGGCTGTTTGCCGTGGGTGGGGGATACCGTATTCGACTGCATATGGTACGTTCGACAGCCGAGGAGACCTGAACATTGCAGGGTGCATTGACTCTCTTTTGCTCGTTCGGTTGGCTGGTACATCTACCTTCGGATCCTTAATCTCGGATATTGTTAAGGCGGCGACAGACGCGGCAGCCCAGATACTTGACTCGCTTGTTGACATCCTCGGTGGCATGTCATCCGCTTAAACGGGGCGACTTTTTTACCGGCGAATTGTGGTATAAGATTTATAGGGGCGATACCCAAAGGGCGCTGCACGCGCGTGCGCGTTCTTTGGGTGCTCCTTTAAGAGCCTAAGGTTATGACCACTACCGTACCGGGAGCACAAAATGAGGGGTAAAGCCGTGATCCGCACATACATATCCGGCCGCGTCGTCGAAAAGTCGAAATTCTGGGTACCCGCTCAAACGCGCGTGCGCAGCGGGCGCGTGAAGGGCAATACGTCGGCCGCTAAGCATGACCAAAACTACAGATCGGCTGTCAAGCGCGCCGCCCGAGATCTAAACTGCAACTTTGGGCGCGGTGACCTGCTCATCACGGCTAAGTACGATGACGAGTATCTCGCGCTCATCCGGAACAGTACAGAGGATCAAGACCGTTTGACGCGTAATTTTCTGCGCCGTCTCAAGCGTGCCCTTGGCCCGCTCGGGAAGAACCTGAAAGCATTTATCGTGCCCAGCGAGATCGACGGCGAGACCGGTCGCCCAGTCCGGCCGCACGTTCACATCGTTCTCTCGGGTAAGGGGATCGTGTTTTCCGACGGTGCATGGCGCATCGGGAATAGGACTCTGTCGGAGATCTGGGGGATGGGCAGCATTTACGGCGAGCCCATCCGGGATCAGGCTGATCTGACGCCATTGGCGCTGTATATGCTGCGGCAGGCTCGCAGAGTAGCGGGCAAGCCTGCATATACGCATACGCGCAATCTGGCTAAGCCTATCGTTACCGAGCGCGTCTGCAAAACCGGTGCGCCGCTCAAGCAGCCAACCGGCGCCGTGCTTGTGGAGTCTGGCGAGTATAACGTCGAGACTGGCACGCATTACATCCGCTATATTGCACCGCAGAAAGGAGTCGCCCGTGAGAAATTACAAGCAGAAAATGTCCCGCTACCGGCTCGACAAGGCGCGGTATAGGGAGCTGCGAAACTATTGTCTCTGCGCTGGCCGCGACGAGCGCATGATCATTGAGAGCGCCGCCGCGGACGCCGCGGACGAGGTTATTGGCCGCTACATTCTGCAGCACGTGCTTTCTACCGACCGCAGCGTGGTTGCGCTGCGTGCGGATGGGATGCCCTGTAATGATGATACCTTTCGCGTCTATCGCGCGAGGTTCTTTTGGATCTTGGATCAGCGTTTGCGCCTGATCGGAGAATGATCGTTAGGAGTGCCCAATTGGGCGGGGAGTATGAGCCGTTGACGCAGGGTGGGGCGTGGCTCATAGGAATTGGAGGTGCCGTATGCCGAGAATGTACCGTGAGGATCAGTCCGGCCCGCATCGGACAGCGTTTGACAAAAACAAGAAGCGCATCTATGCATCGCAGTCTGTCTGCGGCATCTGTGGCAGACCGGTCGACAAGACGCTGCGTTACCCAGATCCTATGGCGCCATGCATTGATCATATCATTCCAATTGCGCGCGGCGGCCATCCGTCGGATATCGACAATCTGCAGCTCGCGCATTGGGCGTGCAACCGCCAGAAGGCGGACAAGCTCGCGACGGAAATGGGTGGAAACGCAGCCATTCCGACGGTGATTTCCAACCGCAATTTGCCGCAGTCTTTCGACTGGCGGAATTACCGCGGATAGGGGGCATGACCCCCTCCCGCGCGTGCGCCTGTGCTTCACGCCGTCCGTACGCAAAAAAACACACGATGAAACACACAGGAGGTGGGGCAATTGGCCTACGAACTGAAGGGCATCGGCTACATGCGAAGGAAACTCGAGATGAAGCGGACACGCGTGCTGCTGAGGTATCAGCACTATGAGATGAAGCGGTTTGCGGTCGATTTTGAAATTTCCACTCCACCCAATCTCCGCGGCTGGAAGTCAACGCTCGGGTGGTGTGGAAAGGCCGTTGACAGCCTTGCGGATCGGCTCCAATTCCGCGAATTTCGCGATGATTTTGCGGATCTGAATGGGATCTACGGGATGAATAACCCGGACACGCTGTTTGATAGCGCAGTTCTCTCCGCCCTGATCGCATCGTGCTGCTTTGTCTACATCTCTCCAGATACAGACGGCTTCCCTCGGCTGCAGATCATCGACGGCGGCAATGCTACCGGCTATATTGATCCTATTACGGGACTGCTCAACGAGGGTTATGCCGTTTTGGAGCGTACGGATGACGGAGTGCCCAAGCTCGAGGCGTATTTTACCCCCAGTCAGACCGCGTATTATGCTTCCGGCAAAAGCACCCCGTATCGCGTCGATCCCCATCGCGTAGGGTGGCCGCTCCTCGTTCCCATCGTATATAGGCCGGACGCAATTCGGCCGTTCGGCCATAGCCGGATTTCCCGCGCGTGCATGTCGCTGGCGGGTTCTGCTATGCGTACGGTCAAGCGCTCCGAGATCAGCGCAGAGTTTTACTCCTTCCCCCAAAAGTGGGTCGTCGGTCTGTCGAACAACGCCGAAGAACTCAACTCGTGGCGCGCATCGATGAGCTCTATGATCTCTTTTGGCAAGGATGAGGATTCGGGCGATTCGCCGACTGTTGGGCAGTTCCAGCAGCAGAGCATGGTCCCGCACACTGAGCAGCTGCGTATGTTCGCGTCACTCTTTGCAGGCGAGACCGGGCTGACGCTGGACGACCTCGGTTTTCCGTCTGATAACCCAAGCTCGTCCGAGGCAATCAAGGCAGCGCACGAGACAATGCGCCTGACAGCGCGCAAGGCGCAGAGGGGCTTCGGAAGCGGATTTCTCAATGCCGGGTACCTCGCCGCATGCCTGCGGGACGATTACCCGTATGAGCGTCAGCAGTTTCGGGCCACACGTCCGATCTGGGAGCCGGTGTTCGAACCGGATGCTGCTACGCTTTCTCAGGTTGGAGACGCCGCCATCAAAATTAACCAGGCAATCCCCGGCTTCTTCGGGCGGGACAACTTGCAGGATATCAGCGGCATTCGCCCGGACGGTGACGTATGAGCGTTGAGGATAAGCTGAGATTTATCCGCCGCATGAGCGAGAATGTGCCCGATTCGGGCACGGGCGACATTGCCCTGGAACTGCTCGTCGGCATGCAACACTCGTTTGCCGAGCTGTACTGCAATGACCGTAAGATCGTTGAGCTGTTGTCTAAAATTGAAAGCGGAGCTGCCACACATCTGGACGTGCAGGCGTATGCCGCCAGAGTTGGGGATTTGGCATCCACATCAATGCTATCAAACTTGAGCGCAGGGGTTTTACCTGGCGGCAAATTGTATTATAATATTGCCGAGAGGACGATCTTGCCGACTATGCAGGCCGGTCACGATCTCATCAATGATGCTGCGGTTGCAGTGGAGACGGAACTGCGCCGCCGCGCCGGGATCGGTATAAAGCCGATGCAGCCGGGTCTTGATGTCGATAGGGTAGGCGCGATTATCAACAAGGCTTGCGCCGCAGAACAGTATGCCGATGCGGCGTATGTGTTGGACGAACCCGTCAAAAACACGATGCAGAGCTCTGTGGATAAGTTTATCCGGGCGAACGCTGGGCAGCTCCAAAGACTCGGGATGCGCCCAAAGATCACGCGTCGGGTTGTCGGCAACTGCTGCGCCTGGTGTGCAGGCCTCGCAGGGACCTATGACTACGGCGATGAGCCGAAACCGGAGTTTTACCAACGGCACGATTCCTGCCGCTGCGCTGTGATCTACGATCCGGGCACAGGACGCGTGCAAAACGCCCATAGCCAGAAGTGGTATCCCTCGGAAGCTCAGGCTATAGCTGCGCGCCAACAGACAAGGCGCTCCGGGCTGGCCGAACAGATAGCGCAATATCCTGCACGGCTGCAGGCATACACCCCGGATAAGCTCAAAGCGGCGCTTGAGGCGGATGGGTATGAAATCCGCCCTCTGGCCAGAGGCAAACTGAAGGGAGTGCGCTTTGAGGATGGTGGCGGTTTTAAAGTCAACTTCCGGGATGGAGGGCTGCTGCAGTACCACCCCGCTCAAGGGAGCCGCCATGCCGGAGCCTACTACAAAATTTCCACTGGAAAGAAAGGGACGGTTCGCTATGACCTCGACGGAAAAGAGAAAAAGAGCTGACATGCTCGAGGAAATCTGCCGGTTACTGGATGATCACTGCAGATCAGTTGCGGTACGGGGCGAGCGATTTTGGATTGCCGAGAATGGGACTGTTTTCCGCCCGTGTGCGCTGGATGGGGAATATGCCCTCGTGACCGAGTGCGGCGGCAGTGTTGAGGACGCGGAGAAACTCTGGCTTGAAGATGCTGATATCTATGAGCTGGAGGATTACGACTCCGCAGATCAACTGCTGCGCGACTTGCTGGCCGAGATCGGTCAGTAACAGGAGGACTTATGGCTGCACGCAAGGGGCGTCAGACGCCCACACAATCGCACATTCTTCCGTATCGCCGCAGCCTTGGGACCAAGGCTGCGGCGTTGTATAAGGACAGCGGCCGCCGCGCGCAGGACTGGCAAAAGTCGCTGCTCAAGGATATGATGGCCTGCACGCAGGGGAAAGGACTTTGGATCCATACTAAGTTCGGGTTCTCCGTGCCGCGACGAAACGGGAAAAACGAGGTGCTGTTAATCCGCGAAATGTATGGGCTGGTCGAGCTCGGCGAGCACATTTTGCATACAGCTCACCGCACGACCACCACACATTCAGCGTGGGAACGTCTCTACGATCGGCTTGGCAAACTGGAGGGCGTGGAGATCGTCTCCTCGTACCGCGCATACGGCAAGGAGCATATTGAGCTCTCGACCGGCGGTAAAATCGAATTTCGCACGCGCACCAGCAAGGGCGGCCTCGGTGAGGGGTTTGACCTGCTTGTGATCGACGAGGCGCAGGAATACCAGGACGATCAAGAGAGCGCCCTGAAGTACGTCGTCACGGACTCCAAAAACCCGCAAACGATTTTTCTCGGCACCCCTCCGACGCCAATCTCCAGCGGAACGGTTTTCCCAAAATTCCGCGCCGACGTCATGTCCGGCGCGAAAGAAAATGCCGGCTGGGCCGAATGGAGCGTGGAGCACGAGACGGATCCGCACGATCGCGACGCCTGGTATGAGACAAACCCGTCCCTCGGATCGGTGTTTTCCGAGCGTGCCGTTGCGGATGAGATTGGCTCGGACAAGGTTGATTTTAACATCCAGCGTCTCGGGCTCTGGCTCCGGTATAACCAAAAGTCGGCAATTACGCCGGACGAGTGGGAGCAGCTGCACGAACCCGTGCTGCCCAAACTGCGCGGAGGGATGTTTGTCGGTGTCAAATACGGACACGACGGAGAGTATGTCAGCATGTCGATCGCCGTTAAAACTGAGGACGGGCGGATCCTTGTCGAGGGTATCGACTGCCGCCCCGTCCGAGCCGGCAACGACTGGATTATAGACTTTATCCACGCCGCTGGCTCCGGCGTCAGAAAGGTCGTCGTCGATGGCGCCAACGGTCAAAACATCCTCGCCGCGGCGATGAAAGACGCCCATCTGCGTCGGCCGGAGCTGCCGACAGTGCGACAGATTATCGTCGCGAACGCCGCATTTGAGCAAGGACTCTTCTCTGGCCGACTTTGCCACATGGGACAGCCGGCACTTGCACAGGCTGCCACGAACTGCGAGAAGCGCGCTATTGGTTCCAATGGCGGCTTTGGATATCGCGCCATCATGGAGGGCGTCGAAGTATCACTGCTTGACAGCGCCATCCTCGCGTACGCTGCCGCGAACGAAGCGCCGGACGTGATCGCAAAACAAAGAATCGGATATTGACCTTTGCTGAAAAGTCGCCCCGTTATGCCTTTGGCGGAAACGGGGCGACTTTTTGTCTGCCGTCTTGCTGTAAGATTAAGGCGAAATACCTATACCGCAGGGTAAAGCGGGGAGGAAGATGCATGGAATTTACGCCCATCACCACGCAGGAGGCATTTGACGCCGCCATCAAGGATCGGCTCGCTCGTGAGCGAGAAACCGTAACAAAAAAGTTTGCGGACTATGACGACCTCAAGAACAGGGTCGCTAATTACGAGCAGCAGATTGCGGATCTGCAGCGCGCCGGCAAAGAAAGCACAGACGCCTCCGCCGCCCTGCAGAAGCAGGTCGATACCCTGACCGCCCAGAACAAGAGATACGAGACCGACTCGGTAAAAACGCGGATTGCTCTGGAATTGGGGCTCCCCTATGCGATGGCTGCGAGGCTGACCGGCGAAGATGAGGCCGCAATCCGCAAGGACGCCGAAGGCCTGTCCGCACTGTTTGGCCGTTCCGGCAGGGACGCGCCGCTCAAGAACACTGATCCGCCGGACGTTGATTCCAAGCGGGCCGCCCTCCGGCGGCTGACACAAAATCTGACGAGTAAAGGAGATTAACTATGGCAGATATCCTGAGTAAAGGCAGCCTCTTTCCCGAGGAGCTGGTTCCGGAACTCATCAACCAGACCAAGGGCAAGAGCGCGCTGGCGCAGCTGTGCCCGTCCCGACCGCTCCCGTTTAACGGGCTCAAGGAGTTCACGTTCACCCTGGACCGCGAGATCGATGTAGTCGCGGAGAACGGATCTAAGTCGAAGGGCGGCGCGACTGTCAGCCCCGTCACGACCGTACCGCTCAAGGTGGAATACGGCTGCCGCATCTCGGACGAGTTTCTCTATGCCACTGAGAGCGTTCAGCTGGACTATATGCAGGCCTTTTCCGACGGCTTCGCCCGGAAGCTGGCAAAGGGCATCGACCTGATGGCGTTCCACGGCATTAACCCGCGTACTGCCACGGCGTCCACTGTGATTGGCACCAACCACTTCGACGCCAACGTTGACCAGATTGTCACAATCGCGGCGAGCGACACGCCAGACGCCAATATCGAGTCGGCGATTGCCCTCGTGCAGGCGCAGGAGTACGATGTCACCGGTCTTGTGATGGCACCGGCTTTCAAGGCGAATCTGGCCAAAATGACCACGACGGACGGCCGCAAGCTTTATCCGGAGCTGGCGTGGGGCGCCGCGCCCGGCACGATCAACGGTCTGCGCGTCCAGAGCAATATGACGCTCTCGGCAAACTCCAGCCTCGACCGTGCGCTGGTGGGCGACTTCAGCTACTTCCGCTGGGGCTTCGCCAAGGAGATCCCGATCGAGATCATCAAGTATGGTAATCCCGACAATGACACCACGCTGGGCGATCTCAAGGGCCACAATCAGATCTACCTGCGCGCCGAGGCATATGTCGGCTGGGGCATCCTCGCCCCGAAGGCGTTCGCCCTTATCAAGGCCGCTGCTTCTGGCGGCGGCTCGGGCTGACCTGAGGTTACGGCATGGCGAGCTACGCAACGACGCAGGATGTAATTGCGCTGTATAGGCCGCTTACGCCGGAGGAGACGGAACGTGTTGCCGTTCTGCTGCCGATTGTCATCGACAGTCTGCGGCAGGAGGCGCACAACGTCGGCAAAGATCTTGACCAGATGGTTGTTGACGGTGACCTGTCCGCATCTGTTGTCAAATCCGTCGCGGTCGACGTTGTAGCCCGCACGCTGATGACCCCGACCGATGGCACGCCCATGACACAGATGTCCCAGTCTGCACTTGGCTATTCCGTCAGCGGGACGTATCTTGTTCCCGGCGGCGGCCTGTTTGTCAAAAAGTCGGAACTGGCGCGGCTGGGTCTGCGCCGGCAGCGAATTGGGGTGATTGAACTGTATGACGGGGATCACAGTAACCCTGCTCGATAAGCAGCAGACGGGTACCGACGCTTTTAATCGACCGATCTGTGAGGAGACGCCGGTTGAGGTCCCCAATGTGCTGGTAGCCCCCGTGAGCAGTCAGGAGATGCTCGATATGCTCAATCTGACAGGGCGCCGCGCGGTGTACCAGCTGGCCATCCCGAAAGGAGATGCGCACATCTGGGAGGATCGCCGGGTGCAGTTTTGGGGCCGGACGTGGCGGACAATCGGCGTGCCGATCAGTGGGATTGACAATCTAATCCCTCTGAACTGGAACACGAAGGTGAGCGTGGAGAGTTGCGATGAGTAACCTTAAAATCAAGCTGACTGGCGCCAGGGAACTGATGTGCTCCGACGAGATCCATGATATTGTTGCGGAGCATGGACGGGCCATTATGGAACGGCTCCCTGCCGACGGCTACGAGATGACGGAGCTCCGCGGCGCCAAGCGTTGGAACGTCCAGATTGCGGCGCATACGCGCGAGGCAATCAAAGACTGCCTCGCGAATGACGCCCTGCTGAAGGCGGTGGGCAGCGGTGATTGAGAAAATCGTCCTTGACTACCTGTCTGCACAGATCGGGTACCCGTGCTATATGGAGGTGCCTGTCCAACCGGACGAGGAGTATGTTGTGATCTCGAAAACCGGCAGCAGCCGAGAGAATCACATAGATCGTGCCACACTCGCTATTAAATCCTGCAGCCGCAAGTCACTGCTCCGCGCCGCCGAAATCAATGCGGAGGTCAAGGCCGCGATGGACGGTATCGTGGGACTGCCAGATGTGAGCCGATCGGCCCTCAACAGCGACTACAATTACACAGACACCGACACCAAGACGTACCGCTATCAGGCGGTATATGATTTGACCTATTGAGAGGAGTGATCTCTTGAGTAATACATCTAACGTATCGGCCAGCAAAGCAAAAACCGGCGGTGCGCTCAGTATGGCTGCCCTCGGTAGCGCTCTGCCGACCGATGCAGCCGCAGCGCTTGATGAGGCGTTTGCGAACCTTGGGTATATCTCCGAGGACGGCATGACGAACGAAAACTCCCCGGAATCAGAAGAGGTTAAGGCGTGGGGCGGTGACACTGTCCTCACGCCGCAGAAGTCCAAGCCGGACAAGTTTAAGTGCACTCTCATCGAATCTCTCAATGTTGATGTACTTAAGGCGGTCTACGGCGACAGCAATGTCACCGGGGCGCTGGCGACCGGGATCACCGTCAAGGCCAACTCGTCTGAGCTGCAGGCGCATTGCTGGGTGTGCGACATGATCATGAAGGGCGGCGTGCTCAAGCGTGTCGTAATCCCCAAAGGAACGATCACGGAAATCGGCGAGATCGCCTACAAGGATGATAGTGCAATCGGCTACTACATTACGATCTCCGCCGAACCGGACAGCGCTGGGAATACGCACTACGAGTACCTCAAGGCTGCATCGTAAGGAGGGCGTATGGAGCGGAAAAACATCGAAACGCCGAGCGGCTTTAGATGGAGCATCAATCCGGCTGCGCTGGACGACCTCCTCGTAATCGAGGATTTGGTAGCCCTTGACGGCGGTGATGTGCTCAAGGTACCCAGCGTGCTGGAGCGGCTGCTCGGCAGCGACGGCAAGGCGGCGCTGTATGACCACCTGCGCACGGAGGATGGCCGAGTGCCGATCTCCGCCGCATCGTCCGAGATTGCGGATATCATTGCCGCGCTGGGTGACACCGGAAAAAAATGATGGCCCTCGCCAAAATGATCTCTGTGGACAGGGACGCGCTGATCTGCGACATGGCGGAGACCTACCACATTTACGACCTGCGAGGGCTGCCAGCAAGAACGCTGGCAACCCTCGCTTTTGGTTTGAGGGCAGACAGTCGCATTAAGATGCGGCTCAGCGACCGGTCGCTCCGTGTAAACACCCTTCTGCTCGCGGCAGTCGTTGACCGGCTGGGGCTGCTCGTCTGGGGTCAAACGGAGGACGGCCGAAGGGGCCGCAACAGGCCGCAGTCCATCATCGACGCCCTTGAGGGCGCAGAGAACGCCCCGCAGGGATACAACACGCCGGAAGAGTTTGAAGCCGAGAGGAGGCGGATCATCAATGGCAACTGAGCTTGCAAAGGCATATGTGCAAATTCTGCCGACGACAAAGGGCATGACGAACAACCTCCGTGCCCAGATGGACGCACCCGCAGCGGCGGCAGGCGCGTCTGCCGGCATCAAGATCGGATCGGCCATAAAAAAGGCTATCATCTCCATCGGGATTGGTACGGCAATCAAGTCCGCCGTGACCGAGGGCATGGATCTCGAGCAGAACCTCGGCGGCACGGAGGTCGTTTTTGGCGAGTTTGCACGCAATATCCAAGAGACGGCTAAGACCGCTTACAAGAACATGGGCACCAGCGCGTCCGAGTACATGTCCAAGGCAAATGTCATGGCGTCGCTTTTCCAGGGTTCTGGCATCTCGCAGGCCGAGTCGCTGGATCTGACCACCAAGGCCATGCAGCGTGCGGCCGATGTCGCGTCTGTTATGGGTATTGATACCTCTATGGCACTGGAATCCATTGCCGGCGCCGCAAAGGGCAACTTTACCATGATGGATAACCTCGGTGTCGCCATGAACGCTACGACGCTGTCGGCCTATGCGCTCGAGAAGGGCATCAATTTCGACTGGAACACTGCGAGTAATGCCGAGAAAGCGCAGCTCGCGATGCAGATGTTTTTCGAGCGCACGGAGCAGTACGCCGGAAACTTTGCGAGGGAGTCGGAGGAAACACTCTCCGGGTCTATGGGTGCGGTTAAGTCTGCGCTGAAGAATGTGCTTGGTAATATGGCGCTCGGCGAGGATATCGCCCCGTCGCTGAACGCTCTCTCGACGACTATCGTGAATTTTGCGAAAAACCTGATCCCGACCGTAACAAATGTGGTGACGCAGCTTCCAACGGCGTTTGTTACGGCGCTCTCGGGTCTCGGCCCGATCATCAAGGCGAACCTAATGCCGACGCTTCAGGCGTTTACGGATCCGGATACGCTACAGGCGTTTTTCTCGGCGGGCATGGAGCTGCTGCAAGGCATCTCCAACGGCCTCGTTACAGGCATCCCGTCCTTTTTGGCACAAGCTCTCCCGATGCTCTCGTCGTTCACAGCTCAGCTCCACGATAATATTGGGCTGCTGGTGGACGCCGGCATGCAGACGATCATTGCGCTCGCTGACGGCCTGATCGCGGCCTTGCCCGATCTGATCGCCTATGTGCCGGATATTGTTATCAACATTGCCAATACCATCAACGACAATGCACCAAAACTCATCGAGACCGCTGCCGTTTTGATCTGGAAACTCATCACTGGACTGATCCAGAACATCCCCAATATCATTGCAAATATGGGCAAGATCATTGAGGCGATTATCAGCGTCATCGCCGCCGTCAACTGGGTGGAGAAGGGTTCTGCGGTCATTCGGAAGATCGGCGATGGTCTCCGGAATATGGCATCCGGGCTCCGCGAAAATGCTGCGGAAACGATTAGGGGAATGCTGGATTACATCAAGTCAATCCCGCAGCTGATCCACGACTACTTCGACAGCAAGATCACTAAGCTCGAGGAGATCGGTGGAAATCTTGTGAAAGGATTGTGGAACGGCATCGGCAATAAGGTCGGGTGGATCCTCGACAAGATCAGGGGCTTCGGCAGGTCCGTGCTCAACGGCATCAAGTCCGTATTCGGGATTCATTCCCCGTCCACCGAGACAGCGTGGATGGGCGAGATGCTCGATCGGGGGCTCGCTAATGGTGTTGCCGGTAATCTGCAGCCCATCAAGTCGGCCATGCGCAAGGTTGTTGCCGCGACCACAGGAGACCTCGAGAGCCGGATCTCACTCCGTGCCGGTGCCGACATCGCGGGCAGTGCCGGCACATCCGATAAAAGTATGGCATCGATCCTGTATGCACTGCAGGCACTGATCGGCAGGCTTAGCGACCTGAAGGTCGTGCTTGACAGCGGCGAGGTGGTCGGCTGGGTAGACACCGGTCTCGGCCGCATCGACGGGAAAAAGGCGAGGGGGGTGACTTGATGCTGCACGGTGTGAAAATCGACGGGGTTGATACACTGACGCAGTATGGACTGTGCCTGCTGGCAGACGTAGATATCCCGGCTCCGGCCATCCGAACAACGCGCATCACCGTGCCGGGTATGGATGGCAGCATAGATGCCAGTCAGGCCCTGACCGGCGAGCCAGTCTATGACGATGTCGACATCTCGATGACCCTTTTTGTTCGCAAGGCGGACACGGAGCTGCAGACTATTAGGCGTCAACTCCTTGACGCCTACCACGGGCGGGAAGTGCAGCTCGTGCTGCCTCACGACGCCGATCACTACTACCGCGGCACATTGTCAATCGGTAATCTCTCGGGCTACGGCTCCGGCGAGATCCCTGTAGCACTCCACGCAGATCCGTGGCGCTACAGACTCGAGCCGACCGTCGTTACCGCATCCGACCTCTCCGTCACCTACAAGCAGCTGACGCTTGCCAACGAGGCACGGCCGGTTATCCCCACCATTACGGTGGCGCAGGATACGACGCTGCTGTGGGGCGGCAACGAGATCGCGCTGGGTGCCGGCACGCACCGGCGGCCGGAGATCCGGCTCGCCGCAGGGGACAACACCCTATCGGCCAAGGTGGCCAGCGGAACTGGCTCCATTGAGATCAAATACCAGGAGGCGACGCTGTAGTGTATCAGATCACATACGGGCCGTATGTTCTCTACGATCCCCGCCTTGCCACGCGGGAGGATAAGCTCATTGTCCGGGATCCCTCCGTCCATCTGGCCGTCGGCAAGGCTGGCGACCTCTCTATGACGCTCCAGCCGGATCACCCGTATCTGGGCTATCTTCGCAAAATGCGCGGCGTGGTGACGCTGCTGGACGGCTCCGTGCCGATCTACCGCGGGCGTATCACCCGGGACACCAAGGACTTTTACGGGGCGCACAGGATCGAGACGGAGGGTATGATGGCCTGCCTCAACGACAGCATCATCGAGCCGTTTGCGTATCCGGACGATTTTGCTGAGGACGCGGGGTATCTCGCCGCAGCCGAAAGCGGCAACGTCGTGGAGTATCTCCTTCAGTGGATCCTCGCCCGGCACAACGCGCAGGTGTCCGCGGAGCAGCAGATCAAACCCGGCGTGTGCACTGTGACGGACCCCAACAACTATATCACGCGCAGCTCGACCGATTACCTCACCGCAATGGAGACAATCCTCACCCGGCTCGCGGGATCGTCCCTCGGCGGGTATCTCCTTATTCGTTACGAGACGGACGGCAACTACCTGGACTACTACAAGGAGCTGCCGCTCGCCAACACGCAGTCGGTTGAGTTCGCGGCCAATCTGCTCGACCTAACCAGCGCGCAGGACGGCACGGAGATCTACACGGCCATCCTTCCGGTGGGCAAGGACGGGCTGACGATCTCCGGGCTGGAGGACAGAGATCTGACGGACGATCTCGTCAAGACCGGAGCCATCATTTACAGCAAGTCCGGGATCGCCGCCCACGGCCGCATTACGAAGTATGCCAAGTGGGACGATGTCACCGTCGCGGACAACCTATTGACCAAGGCCAAGGCCGCGCTGGCCGACAACGGCCTATCCATGCCGGAGACAATCAGCTGCACGGCTGCAGATCTTGGGTGGATGGACGGCGTTCAGCACTTCCGCGTTGGCCGCATGACGCTCCTCGCGTCCACGCCGCACGGCTACAGCGCGGCCTATCCGCTGCTGGAGCTGTCTCCGGACATCCTAAACCCTGGCAACACGCAGATCGTCATGGGCGGTGCGCGCCGCACTTACACCGGCGCCCGCGTGGACGCAGACCGCAAACTGCAGGAGGATATCGACAGCACACGCAGCGACATGACGCAGCAGATCGGCGGCGTCATCCAGACGACGCATGATCAGATCACCTCGCTGCAGCAGAACGTCAACTCGATTGTCCTTGCGGCGCTCGAGGGGTATGTGCAGACCGGGGACTTTGGCCAATACAAAGAGCAGGTCTCCACCAAACTGGCGCTGCTCTCGGATCAGCTGTCGATCGACATCACGCGGATCTCAGATCGTGTGGATAACGTGGACGGAGATCTGCAGCGCAAATACAGCGAGATCACCAAGGCGTTCCGTTTTACGGACGACGGCCTGATCATCGGCGAGACGGGCAACGAGATCCTCCTCCGGCTGGACAACGACGTGCTTCAGTTCGTGCGCAACAACACGCCGGAACTGCAGATCACGGCCGAGGGCGTTGAGGCGCTGCGCGTGAGGGTATCGTATCTTATCGTCGGCAACGTGATCCACGCTGCCGACGACAGCGGCGACGAGGTCGTGTATTAAGGAGGGTATATGGCAGTATCACAGAGCCTGGCCGTGGATCAGATCGGCCAGAGCATCGAGGGCAATTATTCCACCGTCCGCATCCGCTGGACGAGCACCCAGACAGGGGGCAGCCACAATGGCTTTACCCGGACGGCCTACTACTACATTTCCATTAACGGGGGCGCCGAGCAGGAGTATACCGTCAGCTACACGCTGCCGGCCAACACCACACAGGTAATCCTCGACACCGCCATCACCGTCCCGCACAATGCCGACGGCACCGGCACCGTCGCGGTACGCACGTGGATGGATACCAACATCTCTGCCGGCGTAGTCCGCACGAGCAAGACGGTTAATCTCTCCACCATCCCGCGGGCGACGACGGCCGAGGTTGGCGCCATGACAATGGGCAAGGATGGGACGATCTCCATCAGCCCGGCGAGCTCCTCCTTCCGGCACACGCTGGTGTATTACTTCGGCGATGCCACCGGGACGATTGCGGACAAGACGGCCACGACGAGTATCAGCTGGACGCCGCCCAAAACACTCGCCGAGCAGATACCCAACAGCGCTGCGGGTGTTGGAGCTATCCATTGCATCACCTACAACGGTGATACAAAAATTGGGGTGACGTCTACGCCGGTCACGGTGTCCATCTCGGACGATACCGTCCCGACGATCTCGGTTGCCCTGAGCGATCCTACCAAGGTCGCTGACACGTACGGCGGCTACGTCCAGCTGCGCAGCCGCCTGAAGGTCGCCGTCACGGCAGCCGGCATATACGGCAGCAGCATCAAGGCGTACAACGTCAAGGTTGGTAATATCTACACCGGGGCATCGGCCAACAACACGACGGACTATCTGCCGGGCGCCGGCACGCTGGCCGTCAACTGCACCGTCACAGATAGCCGCGGCCGGACGGCCACGTGGGTACAGGATATCACTGTAATTGCCTATGCCAGGCCGCAGGTATCGGCCATCTCTGCCGCCCGCTGCAACGCAGACGGGACGGCCAACTGGTCGGGCGAGTATGGCAAGGTGACATTTTCGGCCGCTATCACCGCGCTTGACGGCAAAAACACCGCCCGCTACACAGTGCAGTATCGTGAGCACGGCGCGGCTGACTGGTTGACGGCCGCCATCACCGAAGAGGGCGATTTTAGCCCGGCCGACGTATCCGTTGTATTCGCGGCCGCGAAAAGCACGCGCTATGAGGTGCGCGTGCTGGCGACGGATCGTTGGGAGGGCATCGGTTCCACCATCCGAGATTTGCCGGCGGCTTTTGCGCTGCTGCATTACTGTAAGAGCCGACTGTCCGTCGGCATTGGGCGTCTCTGCGATAAGCTCAACGCCCTGCAGGTGGCGCTCGACGCCTACTTTGATGGCAGCGTCACCGTGGATGGCACACTCACCGTCGCCGGCAAGACGTTGCTGGACCGCACATATCCGGTCGGGGCGATCTACTTGTCTACGGTGGCGACGGATCCAGGCACGCTCTTCGGCGGAACATGGGAGCGGATCGAAGACCGCTTTCTCCTCGCTGCTGGGGACGCTTACGCAGCGGGAAAGACCGGCGGCGAAGCGACGCACACGCTGACAGCTGACGAAATCCCTGAGATCAAGATGAGCTATCAGTACACCGGCCAGAGCACTGTCATTGGTACGGACGCAATCCGGCTATATGACGGCGATGGGAAAATCAACCAATATACGGGGCCGCAAAGCAGCAACTGCGGGGGCAAGGCACACAACAATATGCCGCCGTATTTGGCGGTGTACACGTGGAAACGCACAGCGTAAGGAGGGAACAATATGCCTGATATCAACATCACAGTGGCGCACAAGGTCGCGGTGTCTGATACGCAATCCATCGTATGCGACAACAGCGACTACATGGTGCATTGGACGCTTGATGAAGAGTGGGGCGCCTACGACACCAAAACCATGCGAACGATCTACATGGACGGCACGTTCGAGGATAAGGTGTTTAGCGGCACGGAAGTCAAACTGCCCGTTTGTACCGTGCCGGGCGCGGCGCAGATCGGCCTGTTTGCTGGAAACATCCGCACGTCGCGCGTGGCAATCCTGCGCGCGCTGCCGTCCGTCCGGTCTGCGGCTGGCGCGCCTGCCGATCCCACGCCCGACGTCTACGATCAGTTGATGGAGCTTATCAAGGGACTGGGCGGCGCAGACCCGGATGACATCGCCAAGGCGGTTGCTGATTATCTCGCCGAGCACCCGGTCGAGGAAACCGACCCGACCGTACCGGAGTGGGCAAAGGCCGAAAAGAAACCTACCTACACAGCAGCGGAAGTGGGGGCTGTCGCCCAAGCCGATCTGCAGGCCGCGACGGACGCGGCGCTTGCGCAGGCCAAGGCATCCGGCGCGTTTGACGGCGCGAAAGGCGCGGACGGAAAAGACGGCACAAACGGCAAAGACGGTGCGGACGGCAAACCGGGGGCGGCTGGTGCGGACGGCGTTACGCCGCACATCGGCGACAATGGGAACTGGTACATCGGCAGTACGGACACCGGGCAGCCGTCTCGCGGAGCTGCTGGTGCAAAGGGCGATACAGGCGCGGACGGGAAGACACCGGTCAAAGGCACGGACTACTGGACGGCGGCTGACAAACAGGAGATTGTCAACAGCGTCATTGCGGCGCTTCCCGACGGTACGGAGGTGAGTTACTGATGGCGAAAAAGCTGTACGAGGAATCCTCCGTGCAGGATATCGCGGCAGCTATCCGCGAGAAAAACGGCACGGCCACGAAGTACAAAGTTGCCGAGATGGGCGCTGCTGTGCGAGCACTCTCCGGAAGCGAAGCAGTTGAGTGGCATCAGTGCCCGGAGGCGGTACGGAATTATCTTGCCAACGTGACCTATGACCCGAGCGATTACAGCACGTCACAGATTGCCAACTATGCGCCCGCTGATGCTGTTATCAGCAATTACAAGCCTATAGGTCAGACTGTGGGGAACAAGATATTTACAATGAGTGCCCAAACGTCCAGACACCATTTATTTCCGAGGGGAAGGCTGGGACACTGAAGCCGCTGGATGCGCTGAGATGGATCAAGACACGCCCAACTTCCGCAGAAGCGTGGAACGTCCGTGACCTCGGCGGTTGGCCGTGCGATGGAGGGACAGTTCAATACGGTCTGCTGATTCGTGGCGGGCGCATAACGGATGCTGATCGGGATGTGTTAGTTGGTGAGCTGGGGGTACAGCATGAAATTGACCTCCGGGGCAAGGAAGGGCGAGATCCGTCCGATGGAGAGATTGCAGTGGCATCCCCCCTTGGAAGCGACGTGTGGTTTACGATTGCGCAGAAAGCGGCGATGTATACACTGACCCCGGTTGAGACGTGGCAGATGTATCTCCGGTGCGTGATCGACGCAGTGACGCATCGGGAGCCGGTGTATTTCCACTGCACTGCAGGTGCAGATCGTACCGGCACTCTCGCGTGTGTGCTGGAGGGCTTGCTCGGCATGAGTCAGTCGGACATCGACAAGGACTATGAGCTGACTACATTCTATTCCGGCTCCGGGACAGACGCACTTGCCCGCCGCCGGAATGAAAGCGACTGGAAAAGACTGATTTCAGCGATCAATGCCGTTTCCGGCGACACGTTCCGCGACAAATGCGTGCATTTTGCCGTAGGGGCGTGCGGAATGTCGATGGCCGATATCAACGCTTTTCGGGCGGCTATGACCAACGGAACGCCCGAGACGCTGCACTGGTATCAGACGATCACCAAAAATCTCACAGGCTGCACGATCAGCAACGCCGTGTCTCAGGCGGATTACGGTGAGGCGTACACAGCGACCATCGCGGCGGAAAGCGGAAAGACGATCACGTCGGTAGTAGTCAAAATGGGAGGCGTGGATATCACGGCCACGGCTTACTCGGCTGGCAGCGGTGCAATCAACATCGCAAAGGTGACGGGATCGGTCACGATCACTGCGGCGGCCTCTGTACCGTCTGTGACTTACAACATCACGCGCAATCTCACCAACTGCGCATCGTCCAACACGGCGGACACCATCGCCGAGGGCGCGGCCTACACCACGGTGCTCTCTCCGACGGGAACTTTCAAGAAGTTGGGTGCGATCACCGTCATGATGGGCGATACAAACATTTCCGCATCTGTGGTTTCTGGCAATACAATCACAATTTCCAAGGTAACGGGCAACATCGTGATTACCTGTGCGGCTGAGATCACGAACATCATCAATACCGTCGGAATCTCTGCGGACACGCGGCTGAGCACATCGAGCGGCACGAACAAAGCGAAGGTAGGCTGGGCAACGATTGGCGCAAATATGGATGCAGCAAGCCTGATCCATCTGGCAGTTGGAGATGTGCTCCGTATCAAGGGAGTGGGTATACCGGCGGCATCCGATGGGAACAGCGCAATCGCGAAGTACAATGCAGACGGTACGTTTTATTCGGCGACTTACCTATACAACGGTGCCCACTTTAATGGGATGCTCTGTTCGGACGAAGGAAACGGACTTATTAAAATCGTAAACAGAAAATCCAAAAACGATATCAGGGTATCCGTTATCTGCACGGACACGACCGCTGTTGTGGTGACGATCAATGAGGAAATTTAGTACGCTGTATACGCTCTCCGTGGACAATAGCGGCAACCTAAGCACGAAAGCGTTTACGACATAATATGAAAGGGGTACACATCATGAAAGAAAACGCAATCAAGGCCGTTCTTGCTGCAGCGCTGGGGGCGCTGGCATCCTACGGCACGCAGCTCATCATCCCGGCGATCATCCTCGTGGCGGTGATGGTGCTGGACTACATCACGGGCATGGCCAAGGCGTGGCAGGCCGGAGCACTGAGCAGCCGCGTCGGCATCGGCGGCATCCTGAAAAAGGTCGGCTATCTGGTGATCGTCGCGGTGGCCTGCGTGCTGGACTGGCTGGTGCGGTATGGTGCTGACCAGATGGGACTGGACTGGAAGCTGGATTTCCTGATCGCTTCGATCGTGGTGATCTGGCTGGTGATTAACGAGCTGATCTCAATTTTGGAGAATGTGGCCGCGCTGGGCGCGCCGGTGCCGGGATTTCTGCAGAGCCTGATCAAGCGGCTGAAGGTGAGTGTGGAGGACAAGATTCCGGCGGGCAACGAGGAGGAATAAGATGAACATCGTCGAAAAAACCTACAACTGGGCAAAGCCGCTGAGCAAGCGCAGCGCGACGGATCTGCTGATCCTGCACCACTCCGGCACGACCACCTGCACGCCGGACGGCGTACACAGCTCGCACGTCGGCAACGGCTGGGCGGGTATCGGCTACCACTATCTGGTGCGCAAGGACGGCACGATCTATCGCGGTCGCCCCGAAGATACGGTGGGCGCGCACGCTTACGGCGCGAACAGCCACAGCATCGGTGTGTGCTTTGAGGGAAATTATCAGGTGGAGCCGACCATGCCCGCCGCGCAGCTGGCCGCCGGACAGGCGCTGGTGGCCGATATTAAGCGGCGCTGGGGCATCACCAAGGTGATCGGACACAAGGACGTCGCCGGATCTACCACGGACTGCCCCGGCAAGTATTTCCCGTTTGCGGCCATTGTCTCCGGAACACCGGAGGTTCAGAACAAAAACACGACCGAGGAGGACATTATCATGGTAGCAACTCAGATGATCGGCAACGGCGACCGCGGCAACGCGGTGCGCAGCATGCAGGGCGCGCTCATCGCGCAGGGCTATCCGTGCGGCAGCTACGGCGCGGACGGCATCTGCGGCGCGGCGACCGTGGCGGCCATTAAGGCTTGTCAGGCGGCTAACGGCCTGACGGCGGATGGCATCTGCGGCCCCGATACATGGGGCGCGCTGCTGAAAAAGTAAAAAAGCAAGAAACCCCCTCGCCATTGCGGCGAGGGGTGTTTTTTATTCATTTTCGCTCGCGGCAAGTCCCACAGCAGGCCGGAGCAGCCGTTCGACGTATGTGCTCATGGACGCGCCGTCTTCTGCGGCAGCTCGACGCAGGGCGTCGACAGTGTCCGCACGGAGAGATAAGGTTAGGTTAGTTTGGCTGTCATCCTCGGTGACCACGCCGAACTCGGCCTCATAGGCCTCGGCACTCAGATGATCCTCCGCCCACTGCCGGGCGGCGGCATAGGAAATCGGGGTGATCCGCTCACTGCCGCGCCAGTTGTTGCTGCCGGTGCGGACAGCGTAGCTGGTCATGGGGCCGCCCTCGCCGTGCAGGAAATACTCGCCCGTGCGCTTGCGGTACAGCGTCTCGCCGCTGTAGGAAAGTTCGCTGTACTCATGGCCGTTGTCAGCAAGGCCGATCCATGTGGCGGTGTCGGTGTCGTACACCTTGTTGTTGATGATCTTACGCATGTGTTAGTCCTCCTTTTAGTCAATAAAGAATTCTGCCGAGAGGGACGGGTCGATCTCAAAATCATAGTCTGCTCCAAGTCCTCCACGTATTCCGGAGATTCCCAGTCAGTCGCCTCAGCGCACCTGTCGAAATAGTCCGCGTCATCCTCATCATCGTCCCTGTCCAAGACTGGAGGTTGGTAGGTGATGCAATATTCTTTGCCGTTTGCATCCTTGGCAATGACGGAAAAAGTGCCATCGTCGTCATCCCAGTGCTCGTCAGCGGTAAAGTACAATTTCTTCTGCGCTTCGCCGTTTTTGTAGATGATAATGCCATAATAGGGCTCATAGTCCATATGTGTTAGTCCTCCTTTAGTTAGTCCCACGCATGATCCATGCAATATTTAGACCACGCGGACTCCATCTCTGCGATCGCCGCGTTGTAATCCTCGCCGTCGAGGATCTTTTTCACGGCAGTTTCGCCGGCGCCGGCCTTAGCGATATTTTCCGACCGGCTGTACTCTCGCGCCTTGAGGTAAGCAACCGCTTTGGGGTACTGGGCATACATCGCTTTAAGGTCATATTTAGGCTTAGGGCGGACGCCGATGCCTCCGCCGCCCTCGCCCTCGAAGGATGCTTCCCACTCTTCATGCCACGCGGTCAGATCCGCCCGCGCGTGCTCGACCTCCGAGAGGCCGGGGATTGCCTGAATTTTTGCCTCCCGCTCGGCTCGCGCCTTGGCGGCCTCCTGCTCGGCCCGAGCCTGCGCAGCTTCCTGCTCCAGCAGGTACTGCAGGATGGCGGGCTTGTTGGCGCGCATGTAAGCCACGATCTCGTCCCTGCCACACTTAGGCGGGTAGCATCCGATCTTGTCCTCCCCCGTGCGCCGGACATTCAGCGCCGTCACAAACTCCGCGATGGTCATCTCACTGTACTTTTTCATATTTTTGATCCTTTCCGGCCTTTGGCCCGTCCGTTATCTTTACTGCAACTAAAGTATAACATAGAGTTTATGTAAAGTCAAGTATTATTTTAGATTTATGTGAAAAATATACGGGCGATGTTTGGGCCGTTGCTGGC